TATTGTATTTTTTATCAGGTCTGTTAATTGAGTAACCTCTATAACCCCTTCTTTTAAAATGATATAATAATCTTGGTTTATTATTTTCTGCTAGTATTGGCATTCCGTAAAACACGCAAGCCATTAGCACATCTTCAAAAAATATTTCAGCGGTTTGAGGCCTAGCGATATATTCTAAAAAGAAATGATTAGGAGGTACGTCCTCCATGCTAAACTTTGTTAAACCGTGAAGAGATCCATTGGATCCTCTGCCGTCTGTAGTACCCGATATATCGTATGGATCACAACCAAATGCTCCGCAATGCTCATTACCAGGATGATTACTACCATTTTTTATATATCTTTTATTTTGCAATTGTTCAGGTGGAACCCAGCTAACTAAAAATCTACCATCTTTATTTGGTACAAATATTACTTTAGTATCTTGATGTCCATTTTCCCATTGGAAACTTCCTTTTGTTATTTGAATTGAATTTTTAAGGTCTTCATTAAAATCTATTTGCTCGTATATCTTAGTCAGATTAAATAAAGATTGTTTACTTTCATCTCTAAAAGCATGTTTAGTTGTGCGAGGAAATTGTCTGTAAAATTCATTTAAACTATCTTGATCAGACTTTAATCCTTCTACCTCGTTATTCCAATATTCAATTACACCTTGTATTATTTTTGTTCCGTGTGGATCTTCAACTTCTTTTTTTGGTGTGTTGAATACAGGTAAGCCATAAGAATCAATGTATCCTTCGTAGTTCCATTCCATAGGTATGAACAAAGAATAGAGTCCTGAGCGAGTCTGTCCATTGGCGTTTCTTTGAGTAACATCTGAATTGTTATAAAGTTTTTTAAAGTTTGAGCCTCCTTTGTCAAGTGAATTTGATGTTGATCCCATCATGCACTTTCCAATAACTCTACTACCTAATCTAAGGGTGGTTTTCGTAACACGCCAGTTGTTGAGGATGTTGTTGGGCCTTTCCCATTTCCCGGATTCATCATGGACGAGGAGCCTGAGCTTCTCCCCATCGTAGGCATTATCACCGGTATTCTTCCAGTCGATGGTGGTGTCCAAACCGGTAATCTCTTTGATGGCTTGATTGGAATCAAGTTTTCTACGTGTAAATTTGGAGGCAGGGACTCTGTAGGCAAGTTCGGTCTTTGGACGGTCCATTCCGTCCTGAATCGGTTTGAAAAAGAAGGGATAATTAACGGAGATGGGTACAACTTTATCTGTGAACATCTTCTTAGCATCGGCACCAGATTTGGACAATATTCCGTACCGTGAATCCGTTGATATTGTAGCAAGGTTGACTGATTCAGCTGAGGACATAAATGAAAAGCCCGACCTACGGTTTTTAAGATAACACATTCCATAAGACCGTGTGTCTGATTTACAAGCTTCCCAGAAAATGTAGAATAATCTATTTGATTCTCTAAAGTCCGGTTGCCCAACATCAATTTTGGACCACTGCAGGTACATATAATTAGTGCCAGTAATGTAAGTAGGAACACCTTTGTTAGTGAACCAAAAGCCTTCTTCACGCCTTGTAAATTCTTTGTCAATATAGTCATACCATTTTTCTTTAAAGTCTAACGGGTATTCTTCCCAGTCAAACACAGATTTAATTCTATTTAATTCTTTTGGGTATGGTGTATAAGTCCATTTGTCTTTTTCAAATTCAACAACATCTTTTACTTTAGGCAAAGCTATTTTAAGGTTTTGTATTTCATAAACCTCACCTATTTCACCTGTTTTGCTTATAACTATTAAATCATGTTCCTTGTTATAACCATAATCCCATTTTTTATACCTATTCATTCTGTTAAGAACTTTAGGTTTTATGTGGTCTTTTAAGACTTTATATAAAGTTTGCTTATACATTTTTAGATCTTCCTTCTGCAAAACCTCTAAAAGATTTTTCTTCTTTTACGTCTTTAGGTTTTTCATTTAACAAAGCTTCTTCAGCTTCCAATCTACTTAGTATTTCAAAAGCATCAAATATAGCTAGCTTTTTTGTAGCTGCTGCATTTTTTAATCTATCTGCTGTGATATCATCTCCTGAATCAACAATAGCTTCTTTAGCTACTTTGATTAGCTCCTCAACTGCTACTTGCCCAGCTTGGATTATATTCAACTTCGTTTCCTTGGTATTCATATTTAATTACAATATCATTAGATTTCATACAATATAAACGCTTGCCATCAACTAAAAATTCCCACTCACCGTTAGGTGTATAACCTACAAGGTCACCAGGATTAATACCGAGTGCTTTTAAAGAACTATTGCCGTATTTTAGTATACCAATAAGGCTTTGCTCTTTATCTAGCGTTAAAGACTGATTGTCTTTTATTGGAGTTATAAAGCAGCGGTCATTAAATGAATGCCAGCCTTCTTTATTTTTATATAAATAAATTTGATCTATAGCACAAAAATGTAAATCATCTTTAAACCAAGACCTGCTTTTCTTTTTAATTCCTTTCATGTCATAGAATACTCTAAACACGTTTTGGTGTATAACAACTATATCACCTATTTCAATACCTGTACTTAAAGCTTTAGGTGTTTGAATTACTTTAGCTAATCTATTTACAAATTTAAAATCTTCAATTTTTGTATTTACAATTAACTCTTTATTTCCTACCTTAACTTTATTACTGTATTTTTCCCCTACTGGTTCTACAATAAAGTCGTATATACTTTTCAATACTCCAGATCATATTCAACGGAGATTGCCATGTTAGAGTTAAATTTCTTCCATGGCATAACCTCGTTGTTTTTTTTAATGTGAATATTATAAGAACCATCAGATTCATTTAATAAAATATGCGATATTTCATGACCACCATAAACTTGTTGGCCAACTGAATAATGCATCGCATCAGTTTTATAATCAGAACCTATACTGATTTTTCTTATATTATTTGTCATCTTCTTTTTCGATCTCAGTATAAGAGCCGTCTTTTAAGTCAATGTTTATTTGACCATATTCGTCTTCTAGTTCTTTTTTAGTAGCTTCAATTTCTTTAGATAATTCAGCTACTTGGCCATGAACATTTTGCTTTTGAACGTCTAGTACTCCCAGCGTTCTCAACCCTTCTGTTAACTTGTTTTGTTGTTCTTGAACAGTTTTTAATTGTTCTTCAGTAATCATTGCTTTTACCATTTCTTTTACTTTACTCATAATTTGATTTTATTTAATTGTTTATATTAATATAGTTACTTATATATTAGTTATTTACATATAACAAGATCAGCTTCCACAAATGGTGCTGTTACGCCTGTTATGTAGTCTATAGCTAAAGGTAAAAATTGCCCAGCTTGTACTTCAAATACAACTGATTCAGCAGCTGTAGGTATTCCTCTATCCACTTTTTTAAGTTGGAATGTAGCATCTACGGATCCACCTGGTCTTCCAGCTTCTACTATAGTAATAATGTCTCCTGCTTGATATCCACTTCCTCCAGCTATTACGGTCACAGAAGCTACTACACCTCCGGCAGTTACAGTTACTTGAACTGTTAAACCTCCGGTTGCTCTTCTAGGATTGGTGTCTAAGGTAGTTAATGTTGTACCAGCTGTGTAATTTGTGCCAGCATTTAATATTGTGATATCCGCGTTAAGGCCTAAAGGCACAGCTCCTTTTGAAGTTCCTGCTGGTATAACGTTTATGATGCCACCCTTACCACACCAAATAACAGAGCTATTTAAAAGATTACCATAAGTGCCTGTTTGGTTTTCAAAAGGCCATGCAGGTATACCGTTTGGTGTTCCCACTATCCCCGTTGCTGCCATTGCTTTGCCGGCTATACCGGTGTCTATTGGAAATTTACTCATTTTTTTTTATTTATTACTTATTGATTTATATTTTTCAAAACCACGTGAACCAAAATAGGCTACGTATACGGTTGTTAATAGTTGTTTTAATAATTCTATCCATTCCTGTTCTACAGTAAATGATATTTCATGATGACTATCAACCCATATAAAGGCTATAGCCATAAATGATAAAAATATAAGCGCCATAGGCCGCGTATTTTTGCTTAACCATGAATCCGAAGTCATGTCCGATTCCCAACGTTTACTTATTTGGTCTTCCGCATTAGCTGCAGCTTTTTCAACTATGACTTGAATCTCCTTTTTAATCTGAAGCTTTTCTTCGTCTGTAGTTGTTAGGTTGTCAATAACTTCACCAACATCTTTGATAACGTTACCGCTTAGCCATTCCCAAATTTTTTTCATTTATTTAATTTTGATTTAGCGCTATTAGCCTTTGACTTTCTGCATCATATGCTTCTTGTAATGCTTTTTGCGTTTCTACATCTTTTAACTTTTGATCGTATTGGGACCCAGATAATTGATTTCCATCAGAGTCACTATAAGTTTGTACATTGGTTTGAGCTGCCCTTCCTCCTCTAAGCAACGTTTTTTTCTGGCCTTCTCTAAACCCAGTAATTGCAGGGATAGATGTTACTGTTGCGTTCCTTGGATCATTAGCGTCTCTGTTTAAACTAGGATCTGTAGAGTTAACAACAGAGTAACCAGAATCCTGCCCAATAGTATTTGGTGCATATATTGGCGTTTCTAAAATAGATCCATCCGAGTAATACGGAATTTTACCTGGCTCAGCAACTGCTACTTGATTTTTATTCCACTGCGTAGGATTGTTATATATAGTATCATTGTCTTTAACGTTAGCTAATTGTTCCTCAGTCATTACACTCTTCTGATCTGTTACAGATTTATTATAATTTTCCACATCAATTTTGTATTTATCAAAAAGGTTTTCCATACCAGTATTTGGATACACTTGATTTAGAGGACTCATGTTACATGGGCTTTTACTATAACCCGGTCTTGCAATTTTATGTTTTAAATTCATTTTTTATGTTTTAATATTTTGGACATCCACCACCTTTACAGCCTCGAACAAAATTTCTTAATCCACGAAAACTAGGCATTCTTATTTCTGGTAAATTGATTTCTGGTAACCGTATATCAATATTTCCAATTCCTGAGCGAGAAAAACTACCCTCTATATTCTTTGCCTCACCTAAAGAAGGTGGGGTTAATAATGTTGGCCTTGGGATTACTTCTGTTTCAACATTTTCACTTCCTGGAATAATTTGCGGTGGAGTACCTTCTCCTGAAACTATTGTTTCGGTTGGAGGCACTACTATTGGTGGTTTTGGAGGTCTAGAATTATAGTCATCGCATTTTTTAGATCCATATACCGCTTTATATTCTTGGGAACACATGTTATCCATTCCTGTATATTTTTTTGTTTTTCCCGGTGTAGTTGTTACAACAGGAGGAGGGGCATCAGTACCAGGTATTATTTGATCAGGAGTTGTAGTAACTAACCTTCTTACTCTTTCTTTGTTTTCATTTAAACTAAACGATTCGTTAGTTGAAACATTTTGATGCAATGGAGTGCTTGACCTAACTGGGCTAGTACCTGTAAAATTCATTTGAAATGCCATTATGTTTTTTGTTTAATATATGTTATATAAAATTTACCATTTTTATTGGTAATTAATGCTGTTAATGTATTTTTATCTTTTATTTCAAAAACAGCTGTGGTTGACCAATCGTTTTCTAAATAATAATTATTTAAATAAAGTTTTTTTTCTTTTAATTCTACATTTGTTGTTGATAATAAATTACCTGAAAGAGAACTTACAGATTTTACTTTTAGTTGATTGTTATTTATTGTTATAGTAACATCTGTAGCTAAACCGTTTGATGTCCAATTTCCTAAAAACTCTTCCTGCGCTTTAGACACAAGTGTTGTAAGCAATAAAAATGTAATAATTAGATTTTTCATAATATTAAATTTAAGTGTTATATTAATATTATTACTTATTCATAGGAGTTTCTACAACATATTTAGCTCCAGGGAAATGATAATCATATCCTGGATACATTACTTTAGTGTAACCTCTGTCGTCGGTACCGAGTACTTTAAACTCTACCCCTTTCATTGTTATATGACTCCCCTGTATAATATTTTGAGGATTATTAACATCAGGGCTGTTCCATAAATAACCTGTTTTAGATGTTTTCATTTAACTTTTTTATAAGCTTCAGCTTCCCAAGGCAAATTTTCTGCCCCTTCTTCCATGTCAGCTCTTGAATATTTTTTGCCTTTCCAGTATACGTTATCATCGTCGTAATCTAAGTCTCCTCTTTTCATTTGATCTAAGTGAACTTGTTCGTGAGCAATAACTTTTTCGCAATCACTGGGGTGTAAATTTTTGTTTAAAATTATAGTACCATTATTATTAGCTTTACCCATTACGCCATCTTCCATATCTACACTGTAAATTGGAGTGTTATCTACCTTATAAGGTGCGTTACTAAGTTTAAAAGCCATGGATTATTTTTTGTAAGGGAATATTTTATTTAATGCTCCTTTTCTGGCTTCACAACCGCAAGGGACGTTTAATCCCTTGCTTATTGTGTCAACCATTGTTTTAATACCAGTAGCCTTAGTCAACTTTTCTATGCTGTCTCCTAAGCCTCTTGATTTCATAATTACGGAGTCCATGCATTTTGAACGTAAGTCACGAAAGTTGCCGGTGCAGTTACTACAGTACGACCTTGTGCCCCTGATTGAGCGGCTGGTGCTTGTGCTGTAAGAACTGGGGATCCAACAGTTGATACGTAACCTCCTGGATTAGACTGCATAGCTCTGTAAATTGCTTCTACTACAGAATTTTCTGATACACCTGCTAAAGCAATCGTATGAGTAATTATCCAATTAGCTGTTCCACTAGTGTTTAGTTGAATTGTTGTAGCTGTTCCAGCTCCGTTTGTTGTTACCGCTGCGATTTGATCGATAGCGATTAGTACTTCTGGCTGGTTTGCAGCAGCAGTACAGTTAAATTTAATAAATCTTGCCATTGTTGTTTGTGTTAGTGTTAGTGTTAGTGTTAGTGTTTGGCTGAGGTTTGTACAGTCCTCTCTGTTTTATTAGTTTTTTAATTTTTTAATCTCTCTTTTAGATAATTTAGTGCCTTTAGGTGGCTTTGGGAGTTTTATTTTGGGAAATTTTATTATTTTTTTCTTTACTTTTGGTTTTTCTTCTTCTTCTTTAGGGGGTGTTTCTGGTCCAAATTGATACAAGGCCCCGTTGTTCATTGCTACTGGAGTTTCTTTAGCTATAGCAGCTTTAAAAGCAGGGTTAGCGGTTTCGCTCGACAATATTTTTTTTTGCCCTTCTTTAGTTAATTCAGCCGGAGAACCTTCATCTTCTTTTTGATAAGCCATAGATCCTTTTGATTGCAAAGGCGACACCCTACCTCCCATATGCTTAGATAGAAATGATCCTCCTGCTTGAGCAGCTATTGGATTGTCATTTAATAAGTTTGATTTTTCTTGTTTGTTAGATTCCATAATTGTTTAGTGTTTTTTTTCGTCGTATTTTAAATCGCCAGCTAATTTTGAAATATGCTTTTCATCAGCCGTCATAGATGAATCGCTGTGTCCGTGTTTATTATCATAATCCACGTCTTCTTTAAGATATTTCATATGTGCTTCGTCGTCTTTTTTAGTATCACTCATATTACATTCTGTTACTTTTGACCATTTTGCGTTTCCGCTATATTCTCCGTAATGTCCTTTATGCATTTTTTTTTATTTTATAATGTTATTATAATCCACACATTCCTGTAACAGGATCTCTTGATTGTCCAGGTGGGCATGGGTGATTTTGGTGCACCATACCGTTATTAAATATACTATTAATTTCCGGGATAGGCCCTGTTGATTTTGATGGAGGTGTTTCTCCATATTCAGCAGCTATTTGATCTCCAGATGTGGCATATGGGTTCTCAGGTCTTAAGTTAGGGGTCTTAACAAATTGATGTGGTTTTCTGTTAGGATCATTAAGTTTTGAGTCAATAGACTCTTCTTCAGGTTTATTTTTTTTAGCACACTTTTCTGATAATACTTTATGAGCCCCTTCTCTTAACGTTCCGTCTGCTAATTTTTGATCTAAGTTACTGCAAGCATTTTTTTTAGGAGCATAAGCTTTTGCTACATTATTTGCTATATCACTTTGAAATTTTTGTTGAACATCATCATAAGAAATGGGATAAAGCCCATCTGCACCTGAACTATAAGCTCCTTGAAGAGGGGATTTTTGAAAAAACGGTGACGAAAATCTAGAGCTAGCCATTATTAATTAGCTTTTGCTATACTTGTTATAGGACCGCTTTTGTAATCACAAGGATATTTAGATACTTGCATACCTGTTATACCTGAGCTTGATCCTACACCCATGGGAAAACCTTTTTTACTTAATGGTCCATCCCACACAGCGTTTTCGCCTACTTGCCCTTGTAGCTTTTGATTAGCTAATGATTTAATATTTTTCATAATTATTATTTGTTAAGGTTCTTTAATTTTTTTGGCGGTTGCATAAGTGCAGCACCAAATTTTGCCGTTTCCACTGCAAGAGTTTTTAACGTTTTTTTCTTTGAATTAATAATACCTAAATCAACCGCTGGTAATACTTCTTCTTTTACTTCTTTTACTTTTTCTACAGGCGGTGTCAGTGTCATCATTTTTGCCGTTTCCGCTGCATAAGTTTTTGTCGGATCTAATTGCATTATAGGAGCTCCTATAGGAGCAGAAACGCCAGCTTGGTTTGACATTACGTTGTTAGTTGTTCCAGGTATATTTTGCCCAACTATACCAGGTATTTGAGGGCCAAGCGCTCCTAAAGCATTTTGATTTGGATACTGGTTTAGCTGCATTTGATTTGGTTGAGCCATACCAGCAATTCCGCCAATCATTTTATTTGGTGTTTCCATATTATCTTTCTTTATCTTTGTTTACATTTTTAATAGAAGTTATAAGGACTTTGTCTGTATATGTCTTACCCTTCATAATACTATTTCTGTGAGTGCTTGTTGGTAAATCATCTTGCCCTAGTATAATTCTATACATTTGTTTAATTAAATGTTTGCATTTAAATGAAACTTTATATATATGATACTTTTGAGTCGTTCTATTTCTAGGCCTCCAAACAATTATCCAACCTTCTTTAAGTAATCGATTCCAGCGGCGGTTATCCCAACTATAGGAATAACAACCGGTTTTGAAATCCTGTTTTGTAAACATATCCATGCAATCTAAATAAATTAAAAGCTCTAGGTCAGCATCATTAAGGTTGTTGTTTCTGCAAGCCCATTTACGTATTATACGATAATGTTTAAACAGATTCATCGTTTTAAGATCGTCTGCGTCTAGCCTTTTCATAAAACAACAACTACATCTTGCGCTTTAATAACGTGATATGTTTGTTTGTTTATTTCTATTTTATGCCCAGCATGACGGTCAAAGAACACTTTATCTTTTTCTTTTAACCCTTCAACTTGTTCACCCACCGATAATACGTTGGCTTCTACATAGCGAATATCATCTCGCTGGTTTTCTGCAAGAAGTAAACCACCCTCTGTACGAGTAGTCCCTTCTTTTATTTTTTCTATTATTATATTTCTACCTATCG